GTTGCAGTATCGGGTATTGGTTCCACAGTTACAGTTCAGGGAACAGTAGGTATTGGAACTACTGGACAAGTATCACTCAATCTCAATAGTGCTCCCGTAAGTTCCAGTAATCCACTACCAGTCACAGGAACATTGGGAATTTCTACATTATCAACAGTATCAGTTACTCTACCTTCAACATCAACTGACGCATTCGGTAGACAAAGAACTTCAAGTCCATTAACACTTTTTGATTCTTCTCACAGATATAGAGACAATAATCTTTGGAGTGGTTTAGTTGTCGGTACTGGTTCTACAGTTGGATTTGTAACGGCACAAGGTTTAGTAAATTTAACTGTTGGTGTTGGAAGCACCGCATCAGTCATTAGAGAAACTACAAAAGTATTCTCTTATCAACCAGGAAAATCATTACAGGTATTGAATACATTTGTAATGAACCCAGCAAAAGCAAATCTTCGCCAAAGAGTGGGATATTATGGTGCAGATAATGGAATGTATTTGGAACTTGATGGAAGTAATTTATATTTCGTAGAGAGGACTTTTGTTTCAGGAATTACAACAGAAACAAGAGCAGCACAAGCAAGTTGGAATGTTGATACGATGCTTGGTGCAGGGCATCTCAATCCATCTGGTGTCACATTAGATATTTCCAAAGCACAAATTATGTGGATGGATATTGAATGGTTAGGACTTGGAACTGTAAGAATAGGATTTGTAGTTGATGGTAAGTTTATTCATTGCCACTCATTCCATCACGCAAATCTTATCAATACAACTTATATCACAACAGCATCATTGCCTTTGAGATATGAGATTGCAAATACTGGAATTACAACTAGTGCAAGTACATTAAAACAAGTTTGTTCTACTGTAATTTCGGAAGGTGGTTATGAACTTCGTGGATTGCAACAAGCAATAGGAACACCAGTCCAAACACCAGTTGATTTAACAACAGCAGGAACTTATTATACAGTTGCATCAATTCGTCTTAAAGCAACTCCAAATAGATTGGATGCAATCGTAATTCTAACTGCACTTTCTATTTTAGGCACTACAAATAATGCAACTTATAACTGGCAAGTAAGAGCAAGTGGAACATCTAATGGTGGAACTTGGACTGATGCTGGTGGTGATAGTGCTATTGAATATAAGATTGGTGGAGGAACTTATACTGGCGGAAGAATACTAGCATCTGGATATACATATGGTTCCAATCAAGGTTCAACATCAGTAGATATTCTCAAGGAGGCATTATTTAAGTTCCAGTTGGAAAGAGATGCACTAACTGGGACACCCTATGAACTTTCTATCGTATGTGCCTCTGATGCTAATGGTGCAGATATTCACGCTTCTATGGACTGGGAAGAGATTAGTAGGTAATAGAGATTTATAAATAACTAAAAGTGTATCTAATAAAATAATGGCTCATAGACCAGTTGGGGCAGGTTCCTCATTTAATTTTACTGCAGGTGCTGCAACAACTTCATCTGCATTTTCTGTACAATCTAGTGTTTTGAGAGTGGTTGCCGCCAATGGTGCAGCGCACATTTCTATTGGTGGAAATCCCACGGCAACAACTTCCGATTATTATGTTCCTTCTGGTGAAACAGTAAGTCTTGCTTTAACTAAGGCATCAAACAGAGTTGTTGGAGTGGCTACTGGTGCAACAACAATAATCACAGTTCCAGAGGGGACACAAGTTCCATTTGGGGTTGGTGATTATGTTTCACTATCAGTAACTGGGCAAACTTATTATAATTTTACTCATGCTCAAGTGACATCTGTTGATACATCCACAGGAATTAATGGATACTATCAAACAAGAATGACTGTTGCATATAATTCAAGTGGAATTGCAACGGCATTTTCAGCATCCTCTTATGCCACGATTTCAATCTCAAATAAAGTCTCTGCATATGGGGTTGGATCAGGAACACTTTATTTCCAACAAGTACAAATTACGGGGCAAGCGTAAAATGAAACTAATCAGAGAAGAAATTGAAAAGGTAGAAGTCATTACTGAGGGATCAGGAAAGACTGCAAAACTTTATATTAAAGGTCCTTTTCTACAAGCAGAATGCGTGAACCGTAATGGACGTATGTATCCAATGTCCATTATGGAAAGAGAAGTGAAGCGTTACACTGAGCAGTATGTCCAAAAAGGACGTGCTCTCGGAGAACTTGGTCATCCAGATGGTCCAACTGTAAATTTAGATCGTGTATCACACAAAATTACAGAACTTTATCGTAATGGAAACAATTTCATTGGAAAGGCACAAATTCTTTCTACTCCAATGGGAAAAATTGCCGAGTCACTTCTTAAGGATGGTGTAACCCTTGGCGTTTCCTCTCGTGGTATTGGATCACTTAGAGAAAACAACAAAGGATTTAAAGAAGTTGGTGAAGACTTTATGCTTGCAACCGCTGCTGATATTGTAGCGGATCCTTCTGCTCCTGATGCTTTTGTTCAGGGAATTATGGAAGGTAAAGAGTGGATTTGGGATGGTGGAATCCTAAGGGAAAAGATGGCAGAAAAAGCTGCTATGAGAATTAACACTCTAGTTGATCAGAGAAGACTTGAAGAGCACAAAATACAACTTTTCAATGATTTTCTCGCAAATCTTTAAATTATAAATAAATATAGATTAAAATTAAAAGGTAATCGGAGAGTTCAAATGTCTCGTGGAGATTTACAAGAAATGGAAGTAGGCACTAAGCAATCCAAAACCGCAGTTAATGCTGGTGCTAAGCCTGCCGAAGGAATGTCAAAATTAACAACTGGCATTCCCGATGGACAAACTGCTGGATGGGAAGATCTTGGTGGCCCTGATCCAACCAACTATCGTCCAGATGATGATTCAGCAAAACTAAAGACTGCTGGTGATTCACTTAGTTCTGTTAAGAATATCGTAAATCGTGGTGCCAAGGCAGCAGATGCTATGCAGAAGCTTAGTGGTGCTGTTAAGGAAGAGGAAGAACTCGACGATGAGGATCTCATTGAAGAGGATGCTGAGGGTGAAGTAACCGAAGCTAAGGACGAAGAGGAAGAAAAGGGCGAGAAGAAGCACAAAGAAGGTAAAAAGGAAGAAGAGGACGAAGACGAAGAAGAAGAAACTAAGAAGGAAGAATTCTTCTACAGTGAGTCCGAAATTGATGAGGACGTAACTGCTCTTGTTGAGGGAGAAGATCTCTCAGAAGAGTTTAAAGAAAAAGCAAAAACTATTTTTGAAGCTGCTCTAAGATCAAAAGTAGAGCAGATCCGCGAATCTCTCGAAACCCAATACGAGCAAAGACTCGTAGAGGAAGTAGAGGAAATTAAATCAGAACTAGTTGATCGCGTAGATTCTTACCTTGAGTATGTTTCGGAAGAGTGGATCACTGAGAATCAACTCGCTGTTCAGTCTGGTCTCCAGTCAGAACTGACCGAATCATTCCTCAATGGTATGAAGAATCTTTTTGAAGAACATTATGTATCAATCCCTGAAGATAAATATGATGTGCTTGAGAGCATGGTAGAAAAACTTGATGAAATGGAAGAAAAACTCAACGAGCAAATTGAGAGAAACATTCATCTAAACAAGCGTCTCGCAGAGTCGGTTGCAGATGGAATCTTTGATGAGATTTCTGAGGGTCTAGCACTTTCTCAGAAGGATAAGCTCGCTTCACTTGCCGAAAGTGTTGAGTTTGAAAGTGAAGCACAATATCGTGAGAAACTAGAGACTTTAAGGGAAGCATATTTCCCATCAAGATCTGGTTCACCAACCGCTAAATCAGAATCACTCTCAGAAGGAGTAGACATTGCACATGAGTCTATCTCTGGTGCTATGGCTAATTATCTGAATACACTCTCAAGATTTAGCAAATAATTGAATTTAATATAATTCAAACAAAAACATCCACACAACAAAGGTAAACGCAAATGTTCCATTCAGAGCAATTGCAGGAAAAGTGGGCACCTCTCCTCGACTATCAGGGTCTTGATTCTATCAAAGATTCACATCGTAGAGCAGTAACCGCAGTCCTGCTAGAGAACCAAGAGAAGTTCCTCAGAGAGGAAAACTCTTTCGCAACTTCAGGTTCATTCCTGACCGAATCACCAACCAACAGCACTGCATCAGGTGCAACTGCTGGTTTCGGTGGTAGCGCACAAGGATTCAGCGCAGGTCCTACCGCTGGTTTCGATCCAGTTCTGATCTCACTGATCCGCCGTGCAATGCCTAACCTGGTCGCTTATGACCTCGCAGGCGTTCAACCAATGAACGGTCCTACTGGACTGATCTTCGCAATGCGTTCACGCTATGTCAATCAGAGCGGAACCGAAGCATTCTACAACGAAGTAGATACAGCATTCTCCGGTCAAGATACCGGATACAACAATACCGATGGTTGGACTGACGGTACTGTTGGTATGGGTACAACTGCACAAGCAGGTACAAACCCAGCAGTTCTAAATCCATCTGGTTCATCCCAAACCGCATATAATGTTGGTCAGGGAATGAACACCGCTTACGCCGAATCACTTGGCGAAGGTGGTGAGAACTTCAACCAAATGGCATTCTCAATCGAGAAGGTCACCGTAACTGCTAAGAGCCGCGCTCTGAAGGCTGAGTACTCACTAGAGCTTGCTCAGGACCTCAAGGCAATCCACGGTCTGAATGCTGAAGCGGAATTAGCAAACATTCTCTCAACCGAGATTCTTGCTGAAATCAACCGCGAAGTTATCAGAACCATCTACAAGACTGCTGAACAGGGTGCTGTACAAAACGTAGCAACTGCAGGCATCTTCGACCTTGACGTTGACTCCAACGGTCGTTGGTCAGTTGAGAAGTTCAAGGGTCTTCTGTTCCAGATTGAGCGTGATGCTAACGCAATCGCTCAGAGAACTCGTCGTGGAAAGGGCAACATCATCCTCTGCTCCGCAGACGTTGCTTCCGCTCTAACCATGGCTGGCGTTCTGGATTACACCCCAGCACTCAACGCTAACCTCAATGTTGATGATACTGGCAATACTTTTGCTGGTACTCTAATGGGCAAATTCCGCGTATATATTGACCCATATGCTGCTAACCTGACTTCAGGTAATGCAACTCCTGGCAACCAGTATTACGTTGTTGGTTATAAGGGTTCTTCACCTTATGACGCAGGTCTCTTCTATTGCCCATACGTTCCTCTCCAAATGGTTCGTGCCGTTGGCGAGAACACCTTCCAGCCCAAGATTGGCTTTAAGACTCGTTATGGTATGGTTGCAAACCCATTCGCTGAAGGTGCTACCCAAGGTCAGGGTACTCTCACCACCAACAGCAACCGCTACTACAGAAGAGTTGCTGTTAAGAACCTAATGTGATCCATTTCACATAAATTCTCTGAGAGGGTCTTCGGACCCTCTTTTTTTATCTAAATAGTTCAAAAAATGCCAGTAAACACTAGTACAAAAAATATAAGTAGGAATCAAATAGAGAACAGAAATTATCTGTCCCCTGTAGGATTTAAGTTTACTTTGACGCGTTCACCCAAGGTTGCATTTTTTTCCAACAGAGCAAACATTCCAGGATTAACTCTAGGTGTTGCAAATCAACCAACTTACTTGAAAGATATTGATATTCCTGGCGATAAAATTGTATTTCAAGATTTCACTCTAACTTTTATGGTGGATGAAAATCTTGAGAATTATATGGAAATACAAAAGTGGATTCGTGGATTAGGATATCCAGAAAGTCTTGCTGAGATTTATGACTTTCAAAGATCAAATGATAATTTTGAGCAACCAATG